TTCATTATGGCAAGTTTGCCAATAATTGTCAAATCATAATTAAACCAATTCTTAACCACTTTCACAAAATCGACAAAAGTCATTTCGGGAACTGCTCTAGTAAGATCGATTTTATTTTCGTTGGTTACAGTTGGAATCGAGACACCAAGTGCATCATTCAAACGGATTGTTGATACAGTTAGACTAATCATTTGCTGTTCGGTAGTGAATTTTTGGTAACCCTCGATTGTTATAAAGTGAGGATTGGCATCGACAATGGTTTCAAAATTTATATCAATATCAATGTTTCTAAATATATACGTTTGAATAAGTCCTAAACGTGATTTAGAATTTATACTGAAGAGGACAGTGTTTCTGTATTTAATAATAAAATAGGCACTAAAAAAAGAAAATAGAAGCGCTTGTAATGTTCCGCTAATATTGTATTTACCTGGAGAAACTAAAGGAATGTTTGCATAAAACTTCTGGGCTTTTTGATTTTTAGAATTATCATAATTAATTTCGATTGCATCTTCAGACATTTGATTTACATTAATATCTTCCTGAAGGGTTGGTCTTGAAAAATAATCGACATCACCAAAAAGGCAGGCTTTTTTTAATCGTTCGTCATTCAATATTTTTCCTGACAATGTATAGCCATCGTCTGCCATTCCTCGTTGTAGAATGTGAATCCAATAAGGCAATGGTTGCATCACGTTTCGGTTGAAAGTTTCATCGGCAATCACTTCGTTAAACAGAAATTCGCCATCTACACGGTTGTTTATTCTTCCCTCGAAACCAAACCATAGATCGTCCGTAGGGTCGTATTTGTCCACGTGAATTTGAGGAAAGTTATAATTCACTTCGGGAAATGCTTTGGCAATAACCGTGTTTGCGTGTTGGTAGATTGTAGTTCCGCTAGGTAAATTGAATTTATCCAAAGACAATTCAGATAGTTTTTTGTCGAAACTGGGCAACTGCTCGAAACCAAAACGAACCGTACAGCTTAGTTTGTCCTGGTGCGATTCTATTTCGAAAATGGCATCTTCTATTTTGTCGTTGTGAACATATTTACATTCATAATAGGTTTGCGGATTGGTGTTGTATTGCGAAATGAAACCAAAAGCCACATCGATATCATCGATTAGATCAATATCGAAAGGGAAGGTATATTTGGTAAAGAAAGAATCGGAGAACCAATTGTTTTCTTCTGTGTCCGAAATTTTGTAAATGGATAAATCTAGTTCAAAACTAGAGTGAATAAGTTTCCTCATCGTAGGTGCGGTTTATGATAAATTCAAGACTGAATTCGATTAGTTCTCTTGCTAAATCTTCGTTGACCATTGCTTTGTTTATGGGGCGAAGTGAAATGTTTCCTTTGGTATTGACAAGCCAAGCCTTTTTGGAACGCATCAGGCTTTCGATGGTGTCAATATCGGATTTGATAAGCCAACCAGTATTGATGAATAGTTTCACTTCTTTGGAAGATGAAAGATAATCCAGTTTTTCGACTAGGTTTTCATAGACTTTTTGTGATGTGAATTCAAAATCGGATTTTATGGAAGCCGTTCCAGTACATTCGAGAGCTGATTGCAAAAGGAATTCGTTTTCCCAAACAATGGTGTTGGAATAATTGCCTTCGGGTAGCATTTTGAAAATCTTTTTGGGTGCTGTACTGTTGTTTTCGCCCACCACATCGACAATGTATTGAACAATATCGCCTTGATAATAATCTGAAAACAAAACTTTTTTGCAAATAATTTTGTTATCATAAGCGGGTAGTGCTTCGCTCGTTACCAAAGTACCATTTTTGAAAGTTCGTAGTTCGTAGCTTCCTGATGGATACAGCATATTAAGGTAAGCAAAACCGTTTTTTGTGCCTCGATTGGCCAACGGATTGAAATCAAGGAAACCAAGATTTGTAATGCCACGGCTATGACCTGCCACGAATTGAATTTCGGGCGTGGTTCCGGAGCGGACAATACTTTCGTCAGTTACTAATATTTCGGAGCAAGTGATGGTTAAAGTAGCGAGTTTGTACTGCAAAAGATTATCGTTTACGCTTGGAAATTTACGCATCAATCTATGGATAAGTTGCCCTAAATTAATTTTTTGTTTGCCGTTGAACAAAACTATTTTTTGAGGGATTGCGTATTCGTTTAGAACATTGGTAAAGAAATCATACGTTTTTATGAGTGCATTGAATTGGAAATAAGTGTTTTGGTTTTTGGATTGAAATTCAAAATATTTGGTATCTAAAGTAAAAGCTTTTTGGTTTGCTGGATAAGGAATAGTTAGAAAATCAGCCAAACGAACTACTTCTACCGTCCAATTGATGTTTCCAAAGTGAACGTTGTTTTGTAAAACTTCGAAAGTACTTGCCAAATCAGTTGGAATGAAATCAACATCACTATCATAGAAACTAGACAATGCAATATTGACAAAAGCAATGCCAGACCCCGAAGCCGTTTGATAAGCCGATGCACCAGAACCAACGGTTGCAATAGTCACACCAACGGCTGTACTAGAAAGTATAAAGTTAGGTTTGCCTACTATTTTCCAAAGATTACCAGTTAAAAGTACATTCAATGATGGAAGCGGATTATTTTGTTGATGATAAAACGCCAAAGTTGAAGGAGAAAACGAAAACACAGGATCGGGCTCGACTACTACACCGGCAACTGTCATAATAGTTTCGTAAGTGTAATAATCAATATCTTCCCAAACACCGTAGCTGTTTAGTCCTTGAATTTCAAAAACGTGTTGGAAAACATACTGGCCAACGGGCAATGATTCGAGGTTTTGAAATGCTGGTGTAAAACTAAAATCTAAACCATAAAAATATGGTTGGTAACTCGTTCCGTTGATGCCTGCCACTATCCAAGGAGCAATATCATAAGGGTTGTATTCTGTAAATTTTCTTAATCTGAAATCTGAATAAGCATAATCTAAAAATTCAGGATGGTCTATAATTGTAAAATTGACATCTTCGATAGCTGGAGTAACAACGCCAGCGTTATAAGTATATTCTTTGAAATTGGGGATTGGTCCCCATTGTTGTGTTGGCATAATTTTATTTTTTAGATTTTGTTCTTAATTCGTTGTAGCTGTCGATGCCGTCTTTGAGATAGCCCATTGATTTGAGGTCTTTGTTGGAAACCACACTAAATACTCCTTTGTCTCGTAGGTCTTTGAGAACCGATAAATTCTCGGCTATTAAAGACATCATCATTTGATTCATCATAGCATCGTTACCTGATGGTGCTGGCGCGGAAGTGGCAGGAACTTCGACACGCATTTTTTCTTGATTGTATAAGCCTTGCTCAAAACCTTTGATGCCTCGGAGTTCACGAATAAGGCTGTCCTTTACGGCTGGGTTCATTTGTCTCCACGCTTTGTTATCGATGACCATTTCGGGACCATTCTCGGCCACGAGGAAGTGGCTGGTTTTGCTTACTAATCCTGAACGGGTTTTGCCACCGTACTGTGATTTGAAAGTTTTGCCATCTTGCTCACGGGTTACGTAGTCGCCGTAGAGACCTTGTTCATATCCTTTGGTTGGTAATGGTTGTTTTGCAATAGTGCCAATTTGTAAGGCTCCCAGTGTTCCAATTAGAACCGCTGCTATTGTTCCGCCTATTGGTCCTAATTGTGAGTAAGCCTGCATAATTGCCACCGATGTATTTACAATAGTTTCTACAATAGACATCACTTTTTTTCGCTTGGCTTGTTTGAGTTCTATTTCAAACTTTTTGTCTTCGACTTCTTTGTCCAGTTTTTCAACTTCTTTGTCATATTTTTTTTTGGAAATAACGCCTTGTTTGAGTTGCTGGTCTAACTTTCTCTTTTTTTGGTTGGCAATTTGCTCCGTTTTTTTGACAGTTGCATTTTCGGAAGCGGTCATATATTGGTCTAACTGACCAACGACTTGCGAGGCTAATTGATAAGCCATTTGCAAGGTTTGTATTCCTATTGTACCTTTTTCGATATTAGATAAAAAGCTATCCCATTGGTCTTGTGAAAATCCAAGTATGTCTTTATTTCCGCCTCCAAGTCCTAAATCTGCCTCTCCATTTGAACCTAAACCGCTGTTTTTGGTGTTTGGGTTTGCTGCATTTATTTTAGCCAAAGCATTTAAAACTAAAGCAAGATCTTCCTCGATTTTTTTCTTTGCCTCTGGAGACATTAGAGAAAAATCTATACCCTCGAGAACATTACCCGCCAAAAGGCTATTTAACTCTGCTATTTTCTTGATTAAAAAAGCTTTTTGGATTTCAATTTCTTTTAAATTGAAATCTTCAGTACGTTTTTTCTTTTCGGCTTCTGATAAATCTAAAAGAGCAAGTTCGTTTAAGAAAGCCGTTTCACGAGCTTGTTTTTCTTGTTCGAATTGTTTTTGCTCTTTGTCGAGTAAATCTTTGGCGGCTTTTTCTTGGATGATGGCAACTTTGTTATTGTGAATGTTTAATTTGCCTTCTTTGATAGCGTTAATTTGTTTATCTAATTCTAAATTCTTTGCATCCCAACCTTTACGGATTTCCAACAAAGCATTATATTTAGTTTTGTCTTTAGATTCTTTGGCTTTGGCAATGTCTTCGTCGAGTTTGGCAAGTTCATCGGTGTGGATTTTTTGACGGTTTAGGTCTTCAATTTCACGATTATAACGGTTATTTTCTATAAGCATTTCTTTTTCGTAGCCGTCTTGCATTGCGGCTATTTTATCATCTTCGATTTGACGAGCCAGTTTTAATGTTTGTTCGTTATATTTTAATTGTTCGTCGAGTTTTAGTTTATTGATTTCGGAAAGCGAGGAGTTTGGGTTTTTCTTTGGTCCATCTGCTCCAGTTCCTGTACCTGCACCTGGTGTGAAAGTAGAACCGCCTCCAGTTCCTTCAGTAATATTTGCAATTATAGATGGATTCTTTTTTAGGAAAGCTTCCATTTCGGCATTAGTGAAATTCAATTGCGATTGTAAATCTGCTAATCCTTTTTGTTTTCGTTGCGAAGCTTTTACAGTAAGATCGGCAGCTGCCAATTGTGCATTACCTAAATTAGTTACCATTGCAATAGCTTGATCGTACCAATGGATTTCCTCCTCTAAAGACATATTTTTTCTGTTATCCATATCTTCCATAATGGATTTTTGTCTTTTTTGAAGTACTTCAAGCATCGCTTTTTTCTCCAATGATTTCACATAAGCATCAATCAATTTTTTACCCTCTGCAGTGGCTACATTTTCGAGAGTTAAAGTATTGAGATATTCTGGAGCAATTTCATTCAGTTTTTTGATAGCTGCCAAACGAGCTTCTTTGGATGCGGTTTCATCTTGAGCCACAGAAAGAAGGGTTCGCATACTTGCAGTTTGTTGGTTGACAATCTGATCAGTTTCTTTGATGGTTTTATTCATCATAGATTGAGCAGTTTCGGCGGCCTTTACTTCGTCAGAAAACAAAACATAAGCGGCAGCAATAGCGGCAACTGCACCAATAATGAATCCCCAAGGTGTAGTCATCATTGTGGCTGTCATTACTCTAAAGGCTTGACTTGCTCCACGTATGTTTCCTGTTAGTAACATAGTTGCAGCGGCGTAAGCTTGTGATGCAACCATAGCAACGCCATCGGCAAAGGCTCGGGCTTTGGCTCCAATGGTGTACAGTAAATTAGCTTCGGCACTTCGGGTAGTCCAAAGAACGACTAATTTTTGCCAACCAAGATTGGTAACCATTGCAGCGGTAACAATGGCAATGATTTTGGCAGTAAATACCAAGGCATTTTTCCAAGCAGTTACAGAGCCATCGGCATCTTCGGTCGCACCGATGAATTTTGCCAACCATTCGACAGCTCCGCCCAACCATTTGATAAAAGTTTCGGAAGAAAACCAACCCGAAACGGTTTTACTTATTTTTTCGAGAGTGGCGGCGAGATTGTTATTTTTGATGTTGTATTCGTTGATAAGCGAAGTTCCTTCTCCAAATGATTTGTTTGATAAATCTATCAATTCACGGAAACGAGCTGTATTGTTACCCATTGCTCCAACAACTTTATTAGCCCCATCGGCGGAAATGCCTAGAGAATCTAAAGTTTTGGCAGTATCGGTGGCGTTCATTCCTTTCATTCCTTCGGAGAATTTGAGCATGAATTCCAAAGGATTTTTATTGATCATTGATTCGACTTCGCCTTGTGTAAGGTTCATTACTTTGGCAAACTTAGCCGTTTCGGTACTGGCTTGTTTCATAAAAATACCATAAGCACGGGCGGAAACTTCGGATTCTATTCCTGATTCCTCGAATGCAGTACCTAAGGCTAAAGTTTCTTGTATGGTAGGTTTCAATACATCGGTAAGCGAACCAATTCTAGTGGTAAAATCGGCTATGTTTGCTTCGCTTGCCACACCGTTTGCACCCAATTCATTTATGGCAGAACCAATGGAGTTGTAGGCTTGATCTACGTTCAAATCTTTGGTTTCTTCAAACAAAAACTTGATTTTACCTAATTTGTTTGCTACTTCCTCGGCACCGCCTGTAAAGGAATCTCCTAAAGAAACGGAAGCTTTATTCATTACAGCGACAAAATCGCCAATTTCGGCTTTGGCAATACCAATTCGGCCGCCTTGCTCGGCAATGCCTAACAAGTCCATTCGTGAAGTTCTTGTTTGGAGTAAGCCAAAGGACTTAGTAAGTTCATCTACTTCTACTTTGGTCATTCCGGTTGTTTTCATTACATCGGACTGGGCATCGGATAGCTTTCCGTTGATGTCTATGATTTTTTGGATAGAGAGTACAACTCCAGTAAGACCAGCAATTACAGAAACGGCTAATGCCTGATAGCGGTTGAAACCATCGGCTAAAGATGCTATTGAGGATTGTGCAGTTCTAGCACGACCACTTACCTCTCCAATTCGAGAAGTTACGGCATTGAGTTCTGTTTGATACCTTAAATAATCTTCGCTTCCTGGTACTAAATTGCGTAATGTATTGCGGAGCATTGTGGCTTTGCTTTGCAGTTGCCCCATTGTTAAACCAGTAAGTCCTATTTCTTTTTGAAGTTCGGACATACGGTTTTTGTTAGTCAAAACTTCGGCAGAATTTGCCTTGATAGTAGCAGAAAGGAGTTTGTATTGGTCGGTATCTTTCTTTCCTTGTTTTTCGAGTAGCTTTTTTTGAAGCAAAAGCCCTTTGTTTTCTTCGGTAAGTTTGCGAGTAGATTTTTCTAAATCGAAAAGTTCTTTTTGAGCTTCATTTCCATTAATGATAATGGATAATTTCATTTGCTCGTCGGAGATTGTCTTTGCCATTTTAGTTTGATTTTCTGTAAAATTCAAACTAAAGTTTGGGTTATGGTGTGACATAACAAAACCCTTATTTAATAAGGGTTTTAGACAAAATTGGCTAATAGGTTAATTATTCTGATTGTTGAAAAATTGATAAATCCAAATGTGTTTCTACATATTGATCATCATCAACTAAAATAAGTTTTCCGTGTTTCAAAAACCAAAGTGAACCTTGGTCTATTGTATAATTATCATCAATAATGAAATCTACAATGTTTCTATAAGTAATACTGTTTTCTTTTAGCATAATCGAAAAGTGTATATACACGAAACCCTCGTGTTAGATGTGCTAAAATACCCATAAGGATAGATTTCCCTTAGTTTCCACAGGGGCATCATAACGAGGGAATCGCTTATCGAAACTTAATGAAGTTTAAAAAAGGATTTCCCTTATGGATATTTTAGCGGTGTAAACTTACGAAAATATTTTACACAAAAAAAAGATGTGCAGGACACATCTTTTAGAATTTAATATAGAAGAACTTTAGTAAAAAAAACTGAACACTAAAACAATAACAAGGTAGATTAAACATATAATCCACGTTATTGGGTTGTTTAGAAATTTTTTATAGGGGTAGTAGTTTTTCATTAGTTATAAGTTATCCATTGGTTATAATCATAATTATCTGTTAATATTATTTTCTTAAAACCTTTTCCAGCTAGTTTGTCAAAGTGTCCTTCAGTTTCAAATTTTCTAAACCAAACTTCATTAAATAAAGCATAGGTTAAAGTAATTTTAGTATTGTTCTTTCCTGATACTTTTACTCTTATATTAAGATTATTGTCAAGAAAACTATTTCTTAACGTAGTTTCATAGTTCTTTCTTTCAATGATTTCATTTTCTAAAATATTTTTATTCATTACTGCATCTAAACTATCTATACTCTTTTGAATCTGTTTTTCAAAAATTGAATTTTTAGCAGTTATTAATAGAACTTCAAGACTTGTTTTAGAAACATTTGGAGGGCGACGAAATCCTCCTAAATCTTCATTCATTGCAATATATTCTTTTTTAACTAAATTTTTTAATGCTTCTTTTGTGATTGGTTTTTCAACTTCTACACTAACAGTATCAACTAAATAAGAAGTTGAATCTTCTTTAACTTCTTGTTTACAAGACATAAATGATATAAGAACAAACAACACAATAATTTTTTTCATTTTACAATTTATAAAAGTTAGGGTGTAAATATAAAAAAATCCCTCGAAAGTGAGGGATTTAATCTTGCATATTGCGAAGTTCTTCCTTGACGGCATTGGTAAACCCAAAGTGCAGTTCCTTGATAACGTTGTTATAATGCCCCCAAATAATGCGGTTGTGTACTGGGTGGGATTTCTTTTTGTTTCGTCCTTTCTTGCTGGTGCGGGTTTTCATATCTACGAAACGATGTTTTTTGAGGTGGGTGTAGCCTAATGTATTTTCACTAACTACAAAGCCACGCCCGGAATACCAATCGTTATTCTCGAACCCTCGCCCTGACATATAGGAGCGTTGGGCTTTGTCGATGTCCTTGCTGGTGTCTTGTAGGACACGACGAATAAAGCGGCGTTCGAGTATTTGTTGAGAGAGGTTTTCTCTGGATTCGATTAAACTCATTTTTGTTTTATTTCAATTTTATTCAATTGGTACAAAACATGGAGTTTGTTGCCTATGGTGGGGGCAGTTCCACGGTTATTGTTCCAGTTGTAGATTTGGTTTCGGCTTATGCCTTGCAATTTGTTGTAAACTGCATATTCCTTGATAGCTTCGAGGAATAAAGCGTCTATTTGTTCGGGTGTCATGGTGTTATTTTTGCGTAAACATACGCAATTATAACGGAGTATCCAAATTTATTTCTACAGACCATCCATTGCAACCGTCCTTTTTCCAAACGGGATAAACCCTGATGGAATTTTCGTCAAGCCAAGAAAGAAAACCGCAAAACAAACCTATGTGGTCGCCTTTGTCTTCTAATAGTTTATCGACAAAGGCTTGGGCTTTGATTTGTGTTTGCACGAATATATTAAGGTAACCGTCACGATCGTGCTCGGAATAGTCGGTTTTGTCCAGGATAAAGAACTGGAGAACATTTTCCCACTTGGCATTATCTTCCTCGCCTTTCATATTAAATTCAGGCACGACTGCAATGAGATAGGTGTTGTCTTCCTGTACTCGTTCTTTTAGTATTTTAGACAATTCGCTATCATCGACTACCATATCGCAGTAGTTGAACATTTTGACATTGTTATCATCGAATAATTGTGCAGCAACTTCTGCCTGATATTCTCGTAATCTATTAAGTGGTAGCATTTTTTTCTTGTTTTTGTCGTTCTAAATCGGTTCTGCGCAGGTCGTACATTCTGACCATTATTTGCCAAAAATTGGCTTTTCGTACTTCTTCTATGGTTCCAAATGCTCCGCTTTCGGCAATACTGAAAGCTATGGCATCCATTCCTATACCGGGAGCATCGGTGGTGGGTTCGTCCTCGGTTTTGGAACTTTCGAATAATATTGAGAAATCTAGTTCTTTGCCACCCCACATTATTTTGGCATCGATAAGGTATTTTTGGAAACTGGCAAACAGTAGGTAAAATCCATAAATGAAGCCTATTGGTGCGTGTTTTAATATTTTGGCACGAGCTTCGAGATTGTTGGAATTGTAGGGCTGTCGCATATCGCCATCATAATTTTCTAATCGTTTTTTGATGAAAAGAAAAGACTTTTTAGGACGATAAAATAAGGCGGTAATGAGTTTGAGGATTTCCATATCTCCTGTGGCGTGGAAATCGTGAAACAATCGGAGTGCATCGGTATATTCGCCAAAGGTCATATTCATAAAACTGTCGCTTGGGCCATAAAGCGTTTTCCAAAGTGGTTTGAACTTTGGTACTGGATTATGAATGTAGTATTGCTTGATGACTTTCAATCCTTTTTCGTCAATATCGAAAAAATCATCGATTAGTTCGGAAACCAAATAGATATTGGAAAACTTTTCTTCGTCTTGGTTGGTTTTGTTGGATGGTTTCATATTCATCAACTTGTAGGCTGCATGAATGCGAAGTTCATCGTAATTGATAGCATCGTTTTGATAATGGAAAATAAGCTCGCACATATACATATACTGCTGTGGGTCGCACTCGGAGAGGTCGGCAGGGATATAGCGTTTAAGCTTAGTTTCGCGGATTTCTATGGTGTGCATTTAGGCAGATAGTTTAAGGTTATCGTAAATCTTAACGCCTAATTGCTTCATTTCCTCGCCATATTTAAGGAGAATTTCTTCTTTGATTTCGGCATTGGATTTTATCCAGGGCGGGATGAACTTTGACGATGTGTTGATGGCTATGTATTCCTTGACCATTTTGACAATTCGACCTTTGAGGATAATTCGTTCCACTTCTCGATCTTGAATGGATTTTTGAAGTTTACGGTTTACGTTTGTAAACAACCGATATTTTGGATTGAAAAGTAAGTTTAGAAAATGCTTCATTTTTAAGAATAAACGTTTCATTATTTTAGTTTTTAGTTAGTTTTTGAGATTAAGCGGAGAAATATTTGTCGCCAAATTGTTGCTCCGGAATGATGATAGCAGTTTCGTCTATTGCTAATGGTGGTGCCAATAGTTTTTCGATTTCGACAAAGGCACGATTGGCATCATTAGTAAATGCTTGACGTGCGGCTTCGGTTTCGGACATCATAGGGGGTTTTGCTCCTTTGGTAGTTGCTTTTTCGCTTGTTACCATTTGGAGAACTCCTTCGGGATATAGTTGAACCGATAAGCGAGGCATTGCCCAAGCGAGAGAATACGCCACCGAAGCTTCACGAATTAGGCGAATCAACTCTAAGTCGGTTGGCTCGGTTATGGGCGTATTGGCTTTTAAAGCTGTTTTCAATGCGTTGAATTTTTCACTACCTAAACGTGGACGAATTTCGTATTGTTCGCATTTGTGAATACCAGGAGCCAACTTCAATAAAAGCAATCTGGAATTGATAGGAAAATGATCGTCAAACTCGGAAACTGTTCTAATGAATAGCTTTTGGGTTGACTTGTAAGCATCGGAACTCGTCCAGATGGTGTATAATGTTTCGGTAGTTTCAGAAACTACTTTTGAACGGTCGAGGAATTTTATCAAATCATCGAGGGCACGATAGTATCGTTTTTCTAGTGCTGCATTGTCGCTGTCCAGCATCCATTGAAATGGTAGTTTTTCGTTATCGTCTTGACGCATTTTTCGGCCATTATTGGTGTGAGCCAAATCATTCGATGGCGAAAAAAGACGATAAGCATTAACGGCAATAGGGTAACGAATAGCATAAATGAAAGGCTTGTCTGTATCGGCAGTATCGGCTTCGTTGTATAAAGCGATGGCTTTGTTGTAAACTTCGATACCTACCAAATCTATCACGTCATTAGTAGCCGTGATGATGTCAGGGAGAATGTTTTTAAGTTTCAAATCGGCATCAATGAAGCCCATTAGTTCTTTGAGTTCGGTGTTGCCGGCAGTTCCTGTGGTTTGAAATAATAGATCCATCTTTTATTTATTTAATAGTCGGTCTTTTGGAGCGATGTCTTGTTCTTTTTCGGGTTTTTCGTGATAGAAACCTAGTTTTAGATTTAGGTCTGGCCAATTGACTTTTAGAGCATAATTGACCGCTTTCATAATAATCATTTCGGGAATATCAATACCGGTTTGAAGAAAGGTTTTGAGAGCGTAAATCTGCTCGGAACCGCTGTCGCTTTTGCCTGATTCAGATACATTACCTAAAGCGGAATGTAAATTCAACCCTGCGGATAAAGCGTGGTCTGCACGTTCGGAAATAGATATTTGAGCGGCAACAAAGTCCTTAATATTTTGGTCAATGACTTTTATCTCCCAACCGTGTTCGATAAGGTTCGTTCCATCGACTGTGAAGCTTTTGGTGGTGTGCAGATACTTGCCTGTGTTTTCATCACCTGAAAGAACCACTGATATTTTTTCGAGAAATTCCTTTTGGAAATCTAAAAGCATTGAGTTTTTATAAACAATCCCTCTCTGGGTGCAATTAGATTTAATCTCATTTTCTTTTTTATCCCAAAAAGCCTGAGGCGAAACAATATGATATTTAAGATTGATACTGTTTTTTGATAATGCTTTGAATATTAACGGCACAGCGGTAGAACGATTCAACCATTCAAGAGAACCGTAAAGGTCAGGAACGGTATAATAGTCTGTACAAAAAGAGTACATATTGGAATAAAGCACAGCGTTTTTGTTGGCAAAAGGAAGGCTAAAATCGAATAACGGATATACCTTATATTCGGATAATGATTCGATAGTATTGAAAGACCAATCAGTAGCCACAGCGTGTGTGGCTATACGGCTCTTTGTATTTCTAGCTGATGCTAGACGTATCCTATCGGGATATACATGATTAATTTTAGATATAAAAGGTTTGCCTATTCTTGCCCCTTTACTCAATTCAAAACGGGAAAATACACCCTCTATGTGCTGAAAGTCGGTACATCCCTTAATAAGGAAGTCTTCATATTGCCATGATTGAAGCCAGTTTTTTATTTCAATATCATCTACCCATTCACGTGACAATGCACCATTGACAATCTTCTCTTTATATAATTGTGGACCTAATCCCCAAATGAGTTGGGTCTTCTTCTTAACTGTACCTGGTGCATTATGATTTGTTTGAACAGCTTGCTTAATAATGTCAGGAAGATCGTTGTTTGCCCCAAAAGGATAAACAATGTAATCGCCAATATAATTGTATTTAGTATTCCAATCAAGGTTATTAGTGTTCCCTTTTAACTGATAGAAATCACGAGGTGTCTCACTTACCTGATAAGTGAATGCAACATCTTCTGTATCTACGATAGCTCCTCTACCTATGTACTCTATATTCATATCTTATGGTTTAATTGTATGTCCGTTGAACTTAATTAATAATGGTAAGTAGAACCAACGATTACCATCGTGTTGATTAACATACCCTATCAATATGCTTGCTTTGTCGCTCTGGTCATCACGATAGCCCTTTCTTAACTGGGCATTAACAACCTCTTTGAATCCATCAGTGGTGCGAGTTGTAGCATTGTAGGATAAGAACTTGAATGTAAATGGTATCCCTAATTCAGTGAGCGTTCTCATCTTTTTCAAAGCATCGTACAGTCCAATGGTGGGTTGCATAGTAATTACCTATTGTTAATGAAATACAATAGTACTATTACCATATCATTTATGGTGTGACATCAATAATAGTAAGGGGTATGGATAGCTTCGCAGTGATAATGGTGGGCGGTCGGTCGGTCGCCCCAATCATATCTCTTTCGTTTTAAGGCATAGGTAAAGAGAAAACCGATTTTGAGCGGGACGGTATTTCCAAAGACAAACACACATTAAACCCCTTATTTATTAGGGTTTTAATGTTGGTTTACAGTCTTTTATGTTTTTTTTATTTTTTGTAACTGTGTTATAATGATTGTTTTATATTTTGTTTTTGCTTATTTAGAATGATTATATATTTATGTTTTTTGATTAAATAAACGTCTTTTTACCTTTAATTATTTGCGTTTATATACGCAATTTATTATCTTTAAGTAATTAAAAATCAAATAATTAATTAATTATGAACACAATGAAACAAGAGGTTAAAGGTGTCGATGTTGCAGAAGCATTCCCGACAGTTCAAATGGAAAAAGCTCCCTTAAATGGAGAGAAATCGGTCGCAAAGGCGATGATTGAAAAGTTCGTTTCAAAAATTCCGCCAACAGCAGAAGAACGCATTGGAAGAATTGAACACTTTGAAGCGGTATCGAAAAGGTTCAAATTGCTAAAAGAAAAAGCAAACGACCTAAAAATGTTCGATGCAGGGAACGACAAAACGAACGCTAAAATTATCCTCAAAAATTCTTCAGGTTTTGAGTTTAGCGTGAGTAATTCAAATGTGATTGGAAAAGTTCGAGATACAATGGAGGCAGAACTCAACATTTTACTTTCAGAAGCCGAAAACGAAATTTTAACTTTTGAAATCTAAAAAGTAGTAAAAACAAAAAACCCTACTGGTCGAAGAGTAGGGTTTTTATTCACTTAAAAATTATAAGCCATGACGCAAATAAAATCTAACAGCCACAAAAATACATCTAATTTCCTAAGTTACCAAGTAAGACAAATTTTAAATCAAAAAGGGTATTCCTTTTTATGGAATTGGGATGATTACCAATATTTCAAAAGCCTTTGCAAAAACGCATTCGATAAAGCGCAAGCAATAGCCGAAAAGTTTTTAGAGGAGACAAACACAAAAAGCGATTACAATGAGTACATTTTTTAACCTCCGAAAACTGAAAATTTCTTCTCAATACTGTAAAGCACTTTGGAAGAAACCCACACACAAACCAAAACTTATTCTATCAGGCGATTGGATGAAAAAGGCAGGTTTTGAAATCGGGGAAAACGTAACAATATCAGTATCAAATAATTTATTAATAATCACTAAAATTTAAAGCCATGAAAAGTACAATCTATTTTAACAAGCCATTACAGAACGACAACATTTTCGTTAAAAGTGCCCTATTACCAATTAGTAACTATTTAGATATTCCAACCCGTAAAGGGTTGGATAAAGTCATAGTTTCAGAAAACCAAATCGTTAATATCGTTTCAAATTCTTACGGACATTTGCCAAACGAAGACTTTTTTTATAAGGTTGAAGAAATGTTAATCAATTCCGACATCAATTATATTACACGTAGTATAAACAGAGAAAACCGCAGTTTTGCAGTTGATTACATTTTGAACGATGATAATTTTAGTATCAACATCAAAAACGGATTAGACAAAATTCGTCCAATGCTCCGGTTTACAAATTCTTATGATGGTTCTTGCAAAACTTCGGGTACCTTTGGATTTTTTCGGGAAGTATGCAGCAACGGACTGCACACCGCAAAGACCGGAATAGGATTTTCTTTGAAACACAGGGGAAATATTAACGAGTTAGTTCTCCCAGCAATAGGGCAAACAATCTATAATTTTTTAGATAACGAATTTTACGACCTTCGCAGAAAATTTGAGGTCCTTGCCGATTTCAAAATAGCCGACCCTGCCGAAATTGTCAAACGCATAGCGGACGAAACTAAACTTTTTAAATTTGAATCATCAGAAAAGAACCCAGCCCCAAGCCTTAACGCTCGTTTAGTTCTGGAAACCATCGAAAACGAAACCCTTATTTTAAAGGAAGATGCAAATATGTGGAATGTGTATAATGCCTTTAACGAGCTACTTCACGGCAAGATGAAGAAAACCTTCGACCAACAGAAGAAACTCGATAAGGAGTTATTCAATACAGCCCTAGAGCTTGTTTATTAAGCAAAAAGCACCTTTCGAGGTGCTTTTTTTATGCCAAAAAATTTTCCGCCCTAGCGGGCGGGAGTGACTTTTTTTTCTTTTTTTTGATGAAAACTAGCGTTTTCTAATAAACATTCACAGTCCATTTCACAACGTTCTGATTTTTCAAAACGCTATAAACCTTGTCCAAGTCTTCCTCGCTTAGCTCTAAATTATTCAAATTTACAATAATCTCTGGTCTATCATTCGGAGTATGTTCTTTAATTGAATCTACACCTCTAATTTGAATTAAATCATTAATAAAATCATAATCTGTCATAAAAATTCATTTTTAAATTAATATTCCTCCTCCCGACTATCTTCCCAAACAAAATATTCCTCCAGATACTTCCACGTAGCTTTCAAAACTTTATCCTGGTTATGATCTGTCGCTTCACAATTATTCTGAACAAAAACGCCAAACCAATTTTCGTCCAAATACTCAAAACGGTCTTGCTTGCCAGTAAACTGAAAATCCTTGAAATCATCTACATTGATGAATTCAATTAGCGACAAACTCAAACGATGATAAATCCAAATTCTATCATCATTTTGCGAACCATCTTTTATAACCATTTCACAAAACAGAAACTCTGGTTGGGTAAACTCAAATTTCTTCATTTCCTATTTTTAAAGTTAGATCTAACGCTTCCAATAACTGATACAAAATATCCGCATTAGGCGAATAACGGCTTTGTTCAATCTTAATAATTGTCGAGCTTTGACAACCAACTCGGTCGCCTAGTTCCTGTTGAGTCCATCCTTTCTGCACTCGGGCAGTTTGAATGATACTAGCCACATGTTCACGCTTTTTTTCAATAAGCATACTCACTACAATGTTTTTTTCTCTCATAATAATTTTATTTTTCTATTTCCCAACTGTTCGAAAACTCTTTGTTTTTAAATAATTCTGCTAGTCCAGATACTTGTTTCAATCTTAAAATTTCATCAGCATCCATACCTATATTTTTCATTATCCAAGCATCACTCATTCCAGCTTTCGATAATTCCGAAACAATATTTGTCATCAATTCAATAGAGTGAGTTCCTCTTGCTCTATTATGTCTAATAGTTGAAGCCATTCTATTACTCTCGTCTTTTTTAATAACAACAACTGGCAAAATTCCTTTTTCTCTATCGAATATATCTTTATGAGTTTTCATAATGGTATATCTGTGAAATCCATCAACTATCTCATATTTATCTTTTTCAGATATATAATAGCATACTATTGGCATAGTATAGCCATCTTCCAAAATTGATTTATAAAGCAATTTCATCTCTGGCGGAGCTACACTATTTGGATTATAACTATTAGCTTGGATTTTATCTATATCCACGCCCAAAACATCGTAAACAGGACTTCTCATAATAGGTTTCTGTATTGGTTAATAATTTGTTTTTTCTTTTCTTCTTGTGCTTTAGTTCTTGAAAACCCCATATACATACAAGTTGTATCATTTTTTAAAATAGTAACACAAACTCTTTTCCAAGACGGACATTTTTTAAATTCATCAACTCCAGTATCGTCCATCATTTCGTCAATGAAAATTAAACGTTTATGTGTATTAACTTTTACCGAAGGACTTTCTTTGTCTGTGACTCTCATTTTGACCCCTTCTTTTTTTAATTGCTCAATAAATTCTGGAGTTCTGGCACCACCTTGATTTTTCCAATGCCATTGCGATTTTTCTATTTTTCTCAAAAACTTATTTCTAGTAACATCTGGCAAAGTTGACAACAAAAAATTAGCATATTCTTTCCATGTGAAATGAGTTGGTTTTTTAATGTTTTTCCAGCCCATTAGTGTCGTTCCTCCATAAATTGCTGTAAAATTCACACCGTTCACACGGCTAATCATTTTAGCCCAATTATTAGGGTCTAATTCTTTGTAAAGCCTTAAATGTCCTTGACCAGCCGAATGAAAAGGACTAGCAATACGCATTTCACTTATTGATAATCCAGCCATATAGTATAAATCATAAGTTTTATTATAGTCATACTTAAATTTTGAATTAGCTATCCAAATATCCTCTGTATTCCAATCATAAATTGGATAAAAAGCATAAGTGTTTTTATCTACATAAGTACCGTATTTCTTTTCTTTATACAATTTAATCCTGTGCTTGCTGCTAAATATAGCTAGCCTAGAAAGACTTTCATCAGCTCTAATCCCAACTAAAACTGCCGTTTTGCCATATTTATCAGCAAAATATTTAGAAAAATCAATTCTAAAATCAAAGGCCTTTGTTCCTTTTTTAAAAGGAAAAGGATAATTGTCTATCGTATATAAGTATTTTGATTTAGGAAAAGGTCTAGTCCAAATCTCCTCTTCTTTAGCATCCCAAGGAATCCAGCCATCCTGATACATCGTAACCGAGCAAGAAGCTTTTACCGGCATACACAACCAATACTTTTTTTCTACATCTAAATAATGTTCGTTAAAAACTCTTTCGGCATACAAAGTGCTTTCGCTGTAAATAGCCTCATAATCTTGATAGTAAATCGCTAGTTTATGTAACATATCATTATTTTTGGCATAATCATAAGCTAAATTCATCATCACACCACTATCTTTTCCTGTGGAAAAAGCAACTAAAACATTTTCAAACTCTTCAAAAATAAACTTCAAGCGTCCATTCGTAGCTTCGTAAACATTTATATCTCTATTGTAAATTTTCATAACTCCGTTTTTAATTGTTCTCTACCTACTTTTTTAAAATACTCCACCATACTTGTTTTGGCTTTCACGTTCTTATCAAACAACGCTTCAAGTCCAACATTCCCAGTCATATCCCAATAATAACAATCTTCGAGGTTTCCAGTCCTGTAATTCCTAAAACTGCCCTGTTCTCGAAGTCCCCAATCAAAGTTTTTATCCCAAAATATCGTATAAGGATAATTTTGCAAGTTCAAACTCATTGATTCCTTTTGATAACTCAAAACCTGCGCTTTTGGGAAAGCTTCTTTCACTTCTTCCTGCGAGCGTATGAACTTGCAAAAAATAAGATGCTTTTCTTCTGGATAAGTTTCAAAATGTTTGCGTAAAACTTCAAACTTGTTTTCAGTGCAACAATAAGTGTGTTGCATCTTTTGGGTCATTTCGAGGAAAATATTATTGTTCTTTTCCTCTAGCGTTTTATCATCGAGATACTTTTCTTTCAGATAATCGTATTCTTCTTTGGTTTCATCGCACAGTGTGTAATTGTAATTGTTCCAGTACTGCTTAATTTCTAAATTCAAATCACACTCAAAAATATACTCTCCAATCAAAGAATAGAGATAGTCAATATTCTCAATTCCTGTGATGAATTCCTTGACGTAGCTTCTACCATAACCACCTGAATTGCGAGTAATTTTAGTATATTTTAGAAAGGTTTGTTTAAATTCAGCATAATCCATTCGGAGGATTTTTGGCGAAAGGAAATGAATTTGGCTCCATAAATCTAATAAGTTTTTCGTGATGGGAGTTCCGTTCAAAATCAACTTATATTCTACCATTGCACCAAGCGTGAGCATCCTTTGAGTTCTTTTGGCCTCAAAGTTTTTCATCTTGATGCTTTCGTCCACGACCAAAAAACAACGCCAAGCCGTGGCAATTTGTTTATACAATTGCAAATAACTTCGGTCTGATAATTGCAAAGTTTCAATCCCTATATAAACTACATTCTTGCAATCAAAACCACCCCATTTATTGATTTCGTCAATAATACTAGGCAAACCATCCTTTGGCTTGATGCTTCGCAAAGGACCAACCCAAACAACCAAATCCACTCCTTCCACCGAGTTCACGAGTTCTATTGTCGGACGAGTTTTACCAGTTCCAGGTTTCATAAACAAAGCCCCTGCCTTATTGGTCAGGTGCTTTGTTTTAACTTCTATTTGTTGCGGGAGTGAGGCTATCATCTTATTTCGTCAATATAAATAGTTCTGCCCTGCATACTGTCGTACTGGGCAGTTTCTTCAATTGTTTCTAAAAATTCATCATCAAGACTATATCCTTGGTTATTACAAATTTCAGTAGCTTTTGATAAATTATCGGCTTTTATAGTTTTAATAATTCTGCCGTTTTCGTTTGAAAGTAGGTTATATGTAATCATCGTTTCAGTTCTTTAATAGTGTTGTTTTCTAATGGTTCTATTTTCGTTGGTTCGTGTTTTTCGACAATCCAAGTTGGCTTGATATTGTCTGGCAAATCCTCCATTTCATTAATATCAATATCAAACATTCTATTGATAATGAAAGCAGGGAGTTCTACGTGGCCACCTAGTTTTTTGTTAGTAGTAAACCGTCGGCACATACTTTTAGGAATCCAATGTTCCTCGTTGTGAATTTGGATTAGAAAAGCTTTAGGGGTTTCCCCCTTTAGCTTATCAAATTTTATCCTGGCACTTTTAATCACTATAAGTAGGTTAAATTAGCAAATCTTGCAAGAAGAAGTTTTTCGCCTTCGGTTTCGAAAACTATTCTAAGTTTAGTATAATCTCCATCTTGTAACTCTTCGATTATCTCACCTAACCCAAAACGATTATGCTTTACTTTTTTACCTTCTCCAAGTTCAAATTTTACGACAGAAACGTTTATGTTTTGTGTATTTTCTTTTGTTTCAAGTTCCTTTAATTTAAGAGAAGCCACTTCGATAGGCATATCTATTTCACTTTCAAACGAACGAAAAACAGTATTTTGTTTTTCTATAGAATCAACTTTTTTAATAGGAACAAATTTAGAACACATTTCAACCCATTCTGATTTTGAAAAAGATTTGATTTCACAGAGTAAATTATTTTCTTTAATTTGAATTTTAGCTTTTGCCTCTGAATAATATACATCGTTAGAATATAAAGGATCTCCAGCTTCAAAATTGTTATTAAAATAATCTATGAAACTACCTTCTTTAAACAAAACATAAACATTTGTAGCAGATAATTCTTCAACAATTTCTTCAATTTGAGAATAAACAGATTCTTTCACTTCGTTTTGTTGTGATTCAATCCATTGATAAGCCTGAGAAGGACAATCAATATAGCAAGAAACAATAAACTGACCATCTTTTTCAAAAACATAAGTTTTCGTAGACATCTTTTTGGTATTGTGACCTCGGTCTAGGTAGATTCTTTTCAAATCGCCTTTAGTCCACATTTTGCCATTCAATTTAACAGCTAATTCTTCGATTGTGATTTTTGGAGTAGTTTCCATCGTATTAATGCAGACTTTATCGTCCTGCGCCGGACTTCTTTGTTTTTGTTCTACAAATGTATGGCAAAAGAAACAATCTACAAAATAAAAACTGTTAAATTTTCGTATATATACGCATTTTTTATTTTAGCTCCCCTCTCCTTGGGAGAGGGGTCGGGGGAGAGGATTAATAAACCCCAGGTTCCATCCCTGTAAACTGACTATGCGTATTAACCTGGTCCACAAAACTCCTTCTATAAATCAAATACTTAAACGCATCCGAGAAGTTGGTCGAATACATTGGCCTTAATAAAATAGGCAAACTTTCAGAAGATTTGTCCTTGTGCAAAGTCCTGGATCCTTTGGCATCAATTTTTATTTTGATTTTCGTGAGTTCTAAGGAGCTTTTCAAACATTTGCACTGGAACTTATCAATCTTTAGTTTTATTAGCGTAGCGGTCGTTTCGCCCATCAAGGCTTTGGCAAAAGCAAACTCTTCATCTTGGTAAATAGTCGCCTGATTCAACGACATCAAATTCACAGTCCAACCAGTCGAAACACCATTCTCAAACTCAATAGCTGTTTTCAGAGCATTTGCCCAGTCCCGTTTTGTTTTGCTGTTTTGGTTTCCCGAACGGTCGTAGTACATATCCAAAACTTTCATTTTATGATGTTTGTAAAACTCCCTAAACTTTTTACCTAATTGGATTTCATTCTCCGGTGCCAACGTGTAGAATTCTTTTAGGCAATATAAGTAGTTCCCTCTAGGCTGTGCCGTTACTACACTACACATATCACCAAAATCTACACCACATTCCAGTTTCGCATTGTGATCAATATATCGCAATGCCAAACTACTTTCCTCTATCTCGTCCGTCAAATTGAAACGATTATAATATTCTGTCAATACGCCATCATCATAAAAATGATGTTCGCCAAGGTTTCCATAGAATTTTTCGCCTTTCTTTAAATTGATTTTCAAAGAAAGAATCGCACTTTTAAATTCTTCAATCCCCAAAGCTTTCAAACTATCGGCAAAATATCCCTCTGTCAAAATATCGACATTTGCCAAGGATGAAACCACATAAAAGAAAGTCAAATCCTTCCGAACTCTAATCCATCGTTCTGTCCAGCGTACCAAATTAGGCTTCAACGCTTCCATTGCTTCATAGTCGCCCACTTGTTTGCACGAAATAATTTCACGCTTAATCTCGTGCAGTACCATTCCCACTTCAAGTGCCAGTTTAACCTGGTCTAAATTCATATTCTTTTCGTCCTGCATTATCCAGTCATCGTCGCCATCTATAATATTAGGCATATCGGTTGTGAAAGTAGTCCCTCGATAGTAAACAGAATTACCAAACATCGTGTATTCTCCACGAATTGCTGGCGTAAGTTTCTTTAATTTTTCCGATTTCAATAATCGAGCTTCATCGCCGTACATATGCTGATAAGATCCACCAGCAAGTCCTCCCGGTTGGTCTAGCGACCCAAGATTAAAAAAACAACCATTGAATAATGAAATTGTGTGTTTGTAAGTTTCAACAGGCTTGTATGGCAGTTTGAAATGGGATGGCGGTCGCCTATCCGTAACATAATGAATTCCTTCACGCCAGCCGTTACGATTCCAACCTTCTAATAGTGTAGGTACAATGTTTTTCAGGCAGTTGATATAGGTGTCCGAAACTATTACTTGATAGCTTTTGGGCATATCAAAAATAATATCTTGACTTCTTTTGGCAATAATACTCGATGTTTTCGCCATAGCACGACCAGCAATCAATCGCAAATTTTTGGGCGAAATCAAAAATATAGTAGCATCTACCCAATTGGCAAAACGACCGTCAACATCGGTATCTTTAAGACTTACGCGGGTCTTCCTGCTCATTTGGAAATATTTTTAGTTTATAACCAGGTATCAAAGCCTCTTGTTTGATTCTTATTTTTTCTTTTTCGGTCAGTTCTGGGTAAGCGTCTATCATTTCGGCAAGTCTTTGACGGTTCACTTTTGGCATTTCCAAAGCATCAGTGTCCCAAGTATAAACCACAAACGGAGCCTGAAACATTTCGGCAGGAAGTTCCTCTTTGTCCTCCTCGTTCACCCCACGCAAAACCGATACATCCAAAAGCATTTTCACTACTTTTTGGGCATCGTTTACATCCTTGACCGTGAGCATCGCAAAGTTGATCATCTTCTCCATTTTGTCAGCATAGATATTCTTCCAAGCCGCTTTCGATATTTTGCTATCACAATAAAAATACTCCTGTGCTTCGTCGCACACTTGCATAGCCTTGTAGCGTGAAAGTTTTTTGACCGTCATTAAATGCTTGACAATACTTTCCTTACTGCCCCATTTGTCTATCCGCAGGAACATTCCCCGAACCATATCGAGTAAATCCAAATAGGCGACAATATGCACAGGAGCATTCGCAGGATTGCCCGTTTCCATAAAGTCGTAAATATCTCGTAAATTGATTTGATCAATAGTCATCGCCAAAAAGGATTCGGTTTCTAATGTTATTCACTTCGTTTTCCTTAGCTTCTTTCAGGAATATTTGTGCTGCCGTAATATTGCCACTTTCGGCCAGTTGTTTTTGCTTATTGTTGATGTTAAATTCTGCCACCAATTGACCTCGGTCATAATGCTGACGAACTAAACTTTCTTTGTTTTGCCAAGTCTGCAAAAACGATTTTTTGTCCACGTCCAAATACAACGCAATCTTTTCAGGCGAATAATTATTCCCCGCCAAGTCGTGAATAGCTGTCAGTTCTTCGTCTGAAAATCTATTTTCTATTAGGTTCATATATGTGTGTGTTAACAACTATTTTTCAGACGATTGCGTTAAAATAACAATTGCCTTATCAATATCAGAAGAATGAAGTCTTTTACCTTTGTTAATTGACATTAATAATTTTAATATTTGTATTTTGTCTCCATAAATATTATCTTCTAAAACTTTGTGAAATTCATCTGTTTTTTGAATTTCAATTTTATTTTGAAGTTCTTGTTTTTTTATTTCTAACTCTGTTAATAATCTTTCTTTTTCGTTGTTCAATAAGGTTTCTTTGTAGTCGAAAAAACGTTTAATTAGTTGTGTGAAAATTAACTTTAAAGCTAAAACCCAAGATGCTAATTTTAGTAAAATAAATAAAAAATAGATACTAATTCCCCATAAAGCCATTTCAGGAGTTGACTTTAAAATTTCGATAAGTTGTTGTATTTGTTCCATAATTAAAACAGTTGTCAACATCGGTTTTGCTCTACTGCGGTTTTAGATTTATTCGATGTTTGGTTTATATTTGTTAATTTTATTTTTAAATCTAAACTTTTGGCTTACTTTTCCACAACAAAGCAAAGCCGAGAACCTTTTTTCTAGTTTTATGTACATATCAAAAAAACGTGTACACTAAAGAGCGTTTTTTGCCACACGTTTAAAAATACACTTCGATTTATTCCAACCCACCAATGGTAAAGCCAATAGAAAAATCAATCCCATTCCCAAAAAACCAAATACCAAAGCAAGTGTTCCAACAATAAATTTGATTAGTATGTAAATGAATTTCGTCATTTTTTTATATTTTTTATTGCCCAAATAATTGTTCCAATAGTAAAAGGGATTCCGAAAATCAATAAGAATAAAAACAATTCTCCAGAAGGAGTCTTGGCTTGTTCAATTATAAAAGATTCTATCATATATTTTTTTTATTCCCCCTTCGGGGGTTAGGGGGCGTATTTTTTAAGTTTACTATCCGTAAACAATTTCATTCTAAAATCATACAAACCCTTACTATTCGCAAAAGTATATTGCTCATAATGGGCGTTTTCGCTCCAGTTCCCAGAACCCTCAATTACAAAATAATCCTCGTGTGTTTGTAGTAAACAAACTTTAGCGTGAACCCAAGCATAAAGCACCGTTACATTCGGGCGACTACTCGCCATTGCCATCAGGTTTTCAATCGTCAAAGGATTTCGTTTTATCATACTATCGGAAACCAATAGCGTAATTCGCTCAATTTGTCCTTTGTCGTGCATTTCTATCAACGCACTAATAACCTTTCGAGAAATGCTAT